GCCGTCTTGGCGGCGTCCGCGCGGTCCTTGGCGGCCTGCGCCTGATCCTTGGCGGCCTGGGTGGCGGCGGCGGCCTGGTCGGTCTTGGCCTGCATGCCGTCGACCACGCCCTGGGCGTACTGCTCGAGCTGCTCCCAGGTGAGGATCTCCTTGGTGGTGAGCAGCGCGTGGACGTCGCCCTCCTCCCCGACGGTTGGTTTCCCCAGGTCGGTGAGGTAGTCATTCAAGGTCCAGGACCCGTTGCGGAGCCGCTTGTCGCGGATCTCCTCCACGGCCGTGTCGTCGCGCCAGTCGACGTCCACGAACCCGATCTCCCAGTCCGTGACGCCGAAAGCCTCGCGGGTCAGCGAGAAATTGAGCTTCTCGAGCACGATGCTCGCGACCGGCCCGCACGTGTTGTTGCGGAACGTCTTGTCCTGGCTGGTGCCGGTGCCGCCGCCCAGGTTGCCGGACTCGATGACGCCGACCTTCGCCGGCGGCACCCCCGCCACCGACAGGATCGTGTCGCGCGAGCTGACCTGGATGTCCAGATACTCCGACAGCTTCCCCAGCTGCAGCTCCGTCAGGGTCGCGCCGCCGCGGGTCGTGATCGGGTTGCCGATGTTCTGCGGCCCCAGGTTCCGGGCCCGGTACTGCCCCCGCCACGCCCGCACGTCGTCGGGCTGCACCGCGAGCGGCCAGTCCACGTGAATGTGCGGGGGGTCGCCGCGGCGCATCGTCTCCTTGATGCAGGCCTCCGTGAACAGCCACACCGTCGTGGGCAGCAGCGCCTTCTGTGCGATGCCCATGCCGTAGAGCGAGCCCTTCGGCGCGTCCATCGAGATATGGATGATCTGGTGGGGCTCGAAGTGGACTTCCCGGGTGTCCAGCACCTGGTCGTAGCCGGTGACCTCGCCGTGTTCGTCCGCGTCCACGCTCATCGTGGCCGGGTCCAGCGGGAACAGGGCGACCGGCAGCCCCAGCAGCCACACCACCTCAAGGAACGCGTCCCCGTAGATCCCCAGGTCCACGACGACGCCGCGGAGCAGCTGCACGATGTCCATGTGCGGGTTGCAGAAATCCAGCAGCTGCTGCAGCGCCTGCACCTGCGGCGGGGGATCCGCGGTGGTCTGGTCGTCGGCTTCGGAGGTGGGGGTGATCTGCACGCCCCCGGCGGTGACGGTGCGGGCGATCACGTCGATCGGGGCGGCCAGCCACGGACACCCCACGTAGGCGGTGTAGAGGCTGCTCATGAAGTTGGCGCGCCCGTCGGGGTAGTCCCCGCCGGGCTGCATCTTGTTCGCCCCGCCCCACGGCACATCGGAGTCGAACCCCAGCCGGGCCACGGTCGCCGGGGCCTGCGTGGCGGACACGGCCGCGGCGCCCGGGGTGGTGCGGGCCCCGGCCGCGGCCTCCCCGAACGGGACGGAGCCCTGGTCGGTGTCGATCGGTGGAGCGATCGCGTCCCACACACTGGCCCAGAACGCCATGCCGCCCCCTTCCTGCTAGTAGGGGCGAGCAGCCGCGCGAGGGGGGATCAGACCTGCGACCAGTCCTCCGCGGGCTCCGGCTCGCGCCAGGCCGCCGGGTTGGCCACGCCGGGGGTCTCCGGCGTCGGGGTGTGCGCGGGGATCGTCAGGTCCTGCGCGGCGAACCCGATCCCGCCGCGATCCACGACCCCGTGCAGCGGCACGTCATCGTCAAAGATCATCTGCGGGGCCGTGCCGACCGCCATGCACAGGTACCGGAAACTGTCGTATGCGTGGTCATTCGCTTCGGTGTCGACGTCCTCCGGGCGTTTGGTGTCCCGGGGCAGCGACTCCATGGTTTTGATGAGCTCCGGGCAGCCGGACTCCATCACGTGCACCATCGGGCACAGCGCCAGCCCCTGCGCCCGGTGATGGGCGCACGCCGGGGCCAGCGCGAGGTACTGATGCACCCGTTGCTTGCCGCCGAACCGGTCGTTGTCGGCCTTGGACAGCGGGGTCCCGGCGATCGCGAACTGTGACGCCGGGGGCAGCGCCGACCCGGTGCGGCCCCACATGGCGGGGTCAGCGGCCCGCACCCCGACGTAGGCGTCCTCCAGGGCGGCGATCCGGCGGGCCTGCTCTTGCTCCGGCACCTGCACCATGACCAGCTCGCGGTACACCCACAGCCGCCCGTCCGGGTCGCGGGCGGCGAGCTCGTACACCGACGGCGCCGTCCAGCCGTAGTCCAGCCCGCCCGTGCGCGGCCACGACGGGGGCGGCTCAAACGCGGGGACGACCACGCCGCCGACCTGCTGGCCGGTGTCGGCGTCGATGTGGTTGTGGCGGTGCCAGTCCGGGAACGCCCCGTCCGGCATGACCTGCCAGTCCCCGTCCAGGATCCGCCGCCGCAGGTCCGGGTCGGAGATCCCTTTGAGGGCCTCCGCGTAGTCCCCGACCATCGGGTTGTCCGACACCTTCGCCGGGATGAAGATGCGGCGCCGCCCGGCCTTGTCGACCAGCTCGATCGCGCCGTTGTCGGTGGCGTCGACCCAGCCCTCCTTGACGACCCGGTGTCCGACGAACCCGGGGTTGGACGCGGACCGCACCCCCAGGCACGGCACGCCGGCGGTACCCGACCGCACGCGCGTGTAGAGGAACTCCACGACGTCGGGCGGGATCGTCGTCCGCTCATCCAGGATGAGCAGGTTGATCTCCGCCGACGACAGGGCGGAGGCCTCCTGCAGGTTCTTCGCGTGCCCGAACGTGAGCACGGACCGGTTCGCGAACCGCAGCTCGTACTTGGAGCCGTCCCAGCGGGCGCCCAGCACGCGGGCGTGGCCCATGCGGGCGAGCAGCCGCAACACCGACTGGTTGAGCTCCGGGAAGCTGCGCCGGAACCAGAACACCTGCATACCCGGGTACTTCGTGCAGGCCCGCAACGCCAGCATCAGCAGGGCATGACTCTTGCCGCCACCGCCGGCGCCGCCGTACAGCACGTCCATGTTCTGGTCCGGGAGGTCGATGAACCGCTCCTGCGGACACCCCCCACAGCGCGGCGGGATCACCACCCCGGCCGCGGCAGCTCCGCGCGGGTCGCGGAGCAGCTCCACCGTCCGCGCCTCCACATCGGCCGCGTCGACCCCGGCGGCGAGCAGCTGATCCCGCACCGCGTCGTGCTGCACAGCACAGTTCGGGGAGAACCCCAGCAGCTTGAAGGCGTCCACGCGCGACAGACGCCGCGCCCTCACGTCATCGAGATCCTGCTGAAGCTGCCGCAGCCGGGCCAGACGATCCAGGGGGGCGTCCACGACGCGCGACACCGCCCGGCGGCCCCCGGGCGCAGTCACCGCGACGGGCGGCCCTCGACCGCCCAGAACACCCTCCGCGCGCGCGGGAGGGCCATACCCAGCACCTCCTACAGGAACCGCTCCAACACGCTCGAGGGCGTGGACTCCGGGTCCAGAACCACCAACTGGCCCACCGGGCACGTCGGCGAGGCCCGCACCCGCACCGCCCGCACCCCGCCCGCGGCAAGCGCCACGACCGCGGCCCGGTCCTCCGGGTGACACACGATCACGACCTCCGCCGGGGCGGGACTGCTCAGCAGCGCCCGGAACGTCTCCGCCGTCATTTGACGACCTCCCCTCAGGGCAGTCGTCCCGGCGCTGTTTCCCCAGCTCAGAGCCCCAGCCGGTATTTTCGCCGGTATTTTTCGCCGTCATTTGCCACCCGGCCGCTCGCGCGCACGCGCGCGTGTGGAACTCACCCCGCGAACTCAAGTGGCGAGCCGGGGACGCTACGGCGGCCGCGGCAGATCCATTCAGTGGCAAGGGTCGCGGAGCGGCCCGCGGCAGCCGGCGAGCTTGCGAGCCGTGCCCCTAGCAAGACGCGGAGCGGCGAGCCCTTCAACTTAGGTTCGTTCACTTAGGTTCGTTCTCACCCGGTTTTCGGGGTGACCGGTCACCCCTGATCTGGGGTGATCCCTCGCCCCCGATCCAGGGTGACCCCCAAAATGGGGTAATCCCCACTGACCTGCGGAAACCTACTTGGGGAGCAGTCCCCGGGCGTCATACCAGGCGTCTCGTGTCTCCGGGCCGGCGAACCCGGGCGGCGGCGTCGTGTGCACGGTGTAGGTGTTGTGCCGGCCCGTCGCGGTCGGCTCCACCTCGACCTCAACCGCGCCGACGTCGACTAGCTCCGTGATGGCCTTGCCGATCTGGTCGTACTTCTTGATCCCGACCATCGCGGCGAGCGTGCCCTGGCTCGGCCACGCCCGACCGTTCCGCCGTTCGGCGTTCACGTGCATCTGCAGCAGCCCGTACACGTGGATGGCGCGCGAGCTCACCCCGGAGAGCAGTAGCCAGTGGCCCACGGTGGAGTACGGCAGCTGACGGCCGTTCCGCGCGGACCAGGTCTCGTCCGGGTCGAACCGCGCGGGTCGGCTGCTCACGCCAACTCCGGCGCGCCGGCGGGGGGATCTTGCGGGCCTTGCTTAGACTGGTGCTGCATCGCGGTCCTTGGTGTTCGTCGTCAACGGTCGCGGAGGGCCGCGGTGCGCGCGGGGTGGGGGTGTGTCCAGCACCCTCATCCATCCCGCACTCTCCGCGGCCGGAGAACTACATCCGTGTAACCCTATCCCCGTGGGGCGTCGATCCCGGGGAGGACCCGCGGAACGTGGCCGGTCAGCGCCTCGCCTGGTAGCGGCGGGCGGCCGCGTAGGTGGCGGCGATCTGGTCGGGGTCGACCGGCTGTCCCGGCGCGAGGCGCAGGCTGGGGTTGGCGACGCGGACGACCGCGCCCAGCTTCTGGGTGTGTTCCTCGCGGTGCTGGGCGGTCTGCTCCGGCTCGCGGAGCGGGACCGCGCGGGCGAGTAGCAGCCCGGCGAGCTCGGCGACGGCGCGCAGCAGCACCGCCAGGGCGAGCGCGAGCACCGCGCGGACCAGTGCGGTCAGGCGGACGGGCAGCCAAGCACGGTCGCGAGCCATCCCCACTCACCCCCTCGCGGGTCGGCGGGCCGGTCGAACACGACCCGCACGCCGGGGCCGATCTCGCCGCCGCCTGCGCGAGCAGCGCGGGCGGCCGGTTCGGGGTTCATGCCGGCGTCGACCAGCAGCCGCATCCGACGGGCCACCGCGACCTCCGACAGCGGGTAGATGCGGGTCCAGCCGGAGCCGGGGGTGCCGCGCACGGCGGACAGGTAGCCCTGCCGGGTCCAGTAGTCCACCCGCCGGTAGGTCAGCCCGGACTGCTCGCACAGGTCGGTGGCGCCCACGTAGCCGTCGGGGACGCGGTGTCCGGGGGCGAGCGCCCCGGCGAGCCGCGCCCAGTCGGCGGCGGCGTCGGCGCGGCGGCGGGCCCGGTCGGCGTCGGCGGCCGCGGCGGCGTCCTCGAGCACGGCGGCCGCGGTCACGCCTGCCCCCGGTGGGCCAGCCACAGCCACCCCAGCCACGCCACCAGGGCGCACAGCAGCAGCACCACGACGACCCCGGCGACGGCCCAGGTGCGGGCGGTGCGGCGGGCCTGCGCGGCGTCGCGGGCGTTGTCGGCGGCGATCATCGCCTGCACGGCGGGGACCAGCTGGTCCATGCGGACCGTGGGGGAGTCATCGAACAGGGGGGCGGGCTCGCGTCGCGGCGGGGACCACGGCGGGGCCGGGCGCGGGTCGGCGCCGCTCTTGCGACCGGCGGTGCCGTTGAGCTCGCCGGCCTTGCGGCGGTACTCCTGCACCTGCGGGTCGTCGTCGGCGATCGGGTCGGTGGCCATGAGGGGCTTCCTCCGGGTGTGGGGGCGGGAGGGATGGAACTGACCGGGCTGCTTGGCGGGCGGCCCGGGGGTCTCTAGGCGTGGGCGAGGATCGCGGTGGAGCAGCCCGAACAGACGGGCAGGTCGTACGGCTCGCCCGCGTACACGCGGCGGATCAGGGTGTCGGCGTCGCCGGTGCAGGCGTCGCGCCGGTCGGGGTGGGCCGGGCCGCAGATGCAGTGGCACTGCTGACCCCAGCGGATCCCGGGGTGGTCGGCCTCCCAGGCGTCCTTGGCGGCGACGATCGCGGCGATACCCTCCGGCCCGCCCAGCGCGTCGAACACCTCCTGAGCGGCTGCGGCGATCGTGTCGAACACGCCGCGGAACCATCCGGCGAGCAGGTCGTGGACCTCCGCGAGCTGCTCGCGCGTGTAGCCCTCGCCGTTCATCGGGCGGGCCTGCACGCGAACGCCCGACCGGAGTGGAGGATGCGGAACCCGCGGTCGTCGGCATCCATCAGCCAGCCGGGGGACTGGCACAGGACGCATGTGACGACGCCCTTGTTGCCGTCGGGGCCGTCCGGGTCGGGCAGCATCGCTGCCGCGTCCTCCCGGACCGTCTCGCCGAGCTCTGCGCTCATCATCGGAACCTCACTGCGGGCTGGTCGGGGGTCCACCGCATCGCCCCGTCCTCCGGGGCCAGGTCGTCGGGGTCGCGGCGGTGCCAGCACGGCCGCCGGTCGGACAGGACGACGTCGGCCACCGTGTAGTCGCCGGAGGGGTCGGGCGGGTGGATCGGGCGTCCCGGCGCCCACCACTGCGCCGCCCGGCGGCGGGGCCGGGCGAGGCGGAGCGGGAGCATGTCGGGCACGCCCGCATCCTACGATCCCGGACGGTCCGTCCGGTCGGATTGACGGTCCCGCACCAGCCACGCCGCCCAGGCGACGGCGGCGACGGCGAGCAGGAACCCGGCCAGCGACCCGGCGTCCCCGGCCACGCAGAACCCGCCGACCGTCCCGGCGACCAGCACGGGCCCGTTGAGCAGCAGCAGCGCGGCCCGCGCCGCCATCACGCCGCATCGTCGGGCAGCAGCCCGGTGGCCTGACACTTCTTGCGGGACTCCGGCTCGGCGTGCAGCGTGAGCCGGCCCTGCGGGGTGAGGACGACGTTGCGGGCGGCGCAGCGCGGACACGTCACCATCCGCACCGTCGCGGCGGGGCCCTCCCCGAACTGGTGCGGGTGCTGCGCCACCATCAGGTCATCACCACATCGCGACCGGCCTTGATCGCGGCGAGCTGCTCCGGCTCCACCGACACCAGGTCCCCGGGCCGCCGCTCCAGCGCGCGGGAGTAGCACACCTCCCCGCGGGTGGGCTTCACCCCGACCTTCACGAACAGAGACCCGGAGGGCAGCGCGAGGTCCACCCGCTGCCCCTTGGGCGCGTTCGTCCAGTCCGTGACCTGCTGGCCGGTGTAGGCGTCGAACAGGGCGAGCAGATCGGGCCTCATCGGTCCGCCAGCAGGTCGACCGTGCCGGCGAGCAGCTGGAACAGCAGCCCGGCGACGTCGGCGACCGCCACCGCGACGGCCCGCAGCAGCCCGGTCACTTCTTCCCGCCGCCGCTCTTGCCGCCCTTGGGCTTGTTGGCCTTGAGCCTCTTGTCCTTGGCCGTTCCCGGGTTGGGGGCGCCTCCCTCCGAGATCGGCGAGGGGGAGGGGTTCTGCGGTGCGGTCATGACGGATCTCCTTGTCTCCGTGGGGAATCCAGGGGGCTGCGCGACCGGACGACCGGGCAGCTCAGTCGGGGGTGGCGAGATCGATCCAGGCGCGGACCCCGGCGAGATAGACGAACATCGCGAGCCACCCGGCGAGCGCGAGGAACGGCGCCAACACGATCGCCCCAGCGCCCAGGGCGGGGGCGAGGTACACGACGGACGCGACGCCGCCAGCGACATACCCGCCCCACGTCCACCGGTACGGCACCAGGTCCCCCAGCCCCGGCCCGCCGTCGTCCGGCGGCACGACGCGGCGGGGCCGCGGCTCGCGCTCGAGCAGCCATTCCACCGGGATCTTCTGCTCCGGCGTGGGCGGCGGCCCGATCTCGTACGGCCGACGCATCGGCGGCAGCTCGGTGATCTTGGCACCGCCGGGGATCACCACGTAGTGCGCCGCAGCGCCGGCGTTGCGCTCACGGAACCGTCCGATGTAGTCGGCGGCGTCCGCATCGCTCATCTCATCCGGCATCGTGACCAGTAGCTCCGGGCGGGGCTGCCGTTCGACCGGGCCCGGGGCTTCCTCCCACCTGCCAGGGCTGCCAGCCGCGGTGCACCACCAGACGGTGCCGCGCCAGAACCCGTAGTCCCCACGCCAGTGCTCGCCCGGCGGCGGACACGATGCAAGCTTCCCCAGGCAGCGGACCGGGGCCCGCGGGTGCCGCGAGCCGTGCCGCGCGAGCACATCCCGCACGATCCTGTCGACCGTCGCGCCCGTCGGTGAAGGCTCGCGAGACGCCCGGGCGAACTGTTCCAGAGACCACTCCTCTGGGCGGCTCATACCGGCTCACCGTCCCGTTCCGGGTCGTGGGCGAGCTCGGCGGCGAGCACGTCGACGGCGCGGCCGCCGGCGTCCTCTGCGGCCTCCGCGTACAGCTGCGTGGTGGCGAGCTGCGCGTGACCCAGCATCTTCTGGATGTCGGTGATCGGGGCAGGGTTCTTGGCCCGCAGCGCGAGCGTCGCCGCGGTGTGCCGCAGCTGATGCGGGTGGAGCCCGGACACCCCGGCGGCGGCGCCGACCAGCCGCAGCCGGTAGTACACCTCATGCCGGTCCGCGCGACCCTTCCCGTCATACCCCTGCAGCAGCGGGCCGGTGCGTCCGGCGAGGTACGCGGCGAGCGCGTCCCGGGCGGGGACGGGCAGCCGCACCCGGTCCGGGCGGGAGCCCTTCCGCAGCACCGACAGCGCGAGCCCGTCGTCCCCGATCCGCCGCAGATCCCACGTCCCGGCGTTGACCAGCTCCGACACCCGCACCCCGGTGTGGAGCAGGATCCGAACCACGGCGTGATCCCACGCGGAAGACTGCTCGGCGACGTCGCACACGCGGCGGGCCTGCTCACGCGTCAGCCCGACGGTCGCCGACCCCTGCGGCACGGACACCCGTTCGATCGCGTCCATAGGGTTGCCGGGCACCAGGTGCGGATAGCGGCGCTGGCAGAACCGGAAGAATGAGGAGACCCCGGACATCATCCGCGCCACGGATGAGTCCGCGAGGTTCCGCCCGGTCCCCCCGGAGCGCAGGTACTGGCGGTAGCCGTCCAGGGCGACATGGGGTGGGCGGAGCGCGTCGATGTCGAACTCATCGGCCCAGGCGAGGTAGACGTCCAGGTCACGGCCGTAGGCGGCGCGGGTGTTGTCGGATCGCTTGGACAGCAGCCACTCGCTGCGGAGCCGTTCCTGCAGCGGGACCTCGTTGACGGCGACCTCGCCGTGCCCGTCGATGTGCGCGACCGGGAGCAGCTCGCCAGCGAGGTAGTCGGTCATCGGGCGGGCCGGATCTCGTCGTGGGTGCCGTAGCACTCCGTGGCGCCGGTGGCCGGGTCCGGGACGTCGAACCGCAGGCTCACCCCGGGCGGCAGGTTCGGCACGTCCACGGCCTGCACGGTGCCGGGCGTGCGCACCTTCCGCCGCGGCCGGCCCGGGCCGCCAGCCAGCTCATGGGTCCAGACGGCGCGCTCGCCGACCTCGCAGTGCCGGCCGGTCACAGCGCCGGATCCGGAGGGAACGTCGCGGGCTCGAGCAGCGCGCACACCGCGGCGACGTCGCCGCCCTGCCCGCGGTCGCGGACGTCGGCGACCGCGGCCATCACGGTCGGGCCCAGCTCGCCGCGGCCGCCGCGGGCGATGAACTCGGCGGGGCTGTGCAGCTCGGAGTGCCAGCAACCGGACCCGACGTCCCCGGCGGGTGTCTCCACCAGGTAGTGCATCCGGCCCTCGGTGACGCCGGTGACCGTCGCCCGCTGCGCCCAGCCGTGCCCGGGGCAGTACACCGCGGCGTCCCCGGCGGCGAGCGTCGTCGGCCCGAACTGGAAGGGGTCGCGGATCCCCTCGTCGGGAGGCAGGGGGATCCCGTACTCCGCGGCTGCCCGGCGGCGCATGTGCCCGATCTCGCGGGGGCTCGCGACGGGTCCTGGCTGAGGTGGTTCAAGGTCGTTGTCGACGTCGCTCATCGCCGGAGCCATCCGCGGATCCAGTCGGCGAGCTGCTCGCCGATCGGCGGCGGCGGGGTCGGCAGCGGCGGGAGCGGTTCGGCGTTCCGGAACGGCGAGTGCTCGCCGCACTCGCGCCGGCACGCCTCCATCGTCTCCGCGGCGGCGAGGTATGCGACCTTCGCGGGGACCGATCGGCCGCGGCGGACCGCGACGTCACTCCGGTACGCCTCACGCCGGATACGTACTACATGTACGCACTCGTCCTGTTCGGCAGGTGCGTCCGTTTCCTGATTGCGCATAATGAGGATTATGCTGAAAACCCGCCGGAGCAGGCGAACGGAGAGCACCGATCGCGTCCCGGAGCGATAGTCGACGCGCGCGGTCCTGGCGGGGGTGCGGCGCGGAGGTAGCGTCCGGCGGGTGCGTGACCTGTTGGACGTGGAGGATCCCGCGGTGCGGCGCCGCGAGCGGCCCGCCCGCGTGTGGGTGGACCTGGATGCGGTGCTGGGCGGGCGCGGCAACCGGGGCGAGTGGAACGTGTCGGGGGTGACGGTGCAGCCCTCCCCGGGGTGGCTGCTGGGGTGGGTGCGCACGGTCGGGCACGGCTGGGCGGCGGTCGTGGAGGTCGCCGTCGCCGTGGCGGGCGGGGAGGCGGCGGCGCGGATGCTGGTGCCGCGGGCGGCGATCACCCCGGACTCGTTGGCCTACCGCCGCAAGCTGGGCGGTAAGACGTCGAACCGGCCGACCCTGGCCGACGGTCAGTGAGACGTGAGCTCGACCTGGGGGATCTGGACCTCAGTGCCGGGGAAGGTCAGGGTGACGTCGGACTCCACCCACGCGCCCGTGTCGGGGGACTCGATGCGGAGGATCCACTGCCCGCCGGGGGCGGCGATCGTCTCGCCGGGCCGGTAGGGGCGCCAGTCGCCGATCTGCTCGCGCGAGGGCCAGCGGAACAGCCCGACGCGGGCGCCCGCGAAAGCCATCTCCGCTAGGTGGCGGCTGAACTCCGGCGTGGCGGGCATGGCGCGAGGCTATCGGGGGAAGGGGTCTCGCCGCCTGGGGGTCTCGCCGCCTGGCCCTCGCCCTCCCTCTCACCGCCGGTTACCCGTCGGGAGGCTTACAGAGGCGGAGGTTGCGACCAGGCGGCGAGGGGCTCCGGTATCAGGCCCCGGCGCCACAGGCCATCCGGCGAGGCTACTCCGGGGGCTGCTCGCCGACGCGGTACCGCAGGGCGCCGATCGGGTCCGTTGCGCGGTGCATGACCCACACGTCCGTGTCGGGCACCCGCACCCACCGGTTGACCGGCAGCACCAGGCAGTCCGGTTCGCGCTGCGCGAGCCGGTACGCGCCGGCGGCCACGCAGTCGTCGTCCAGGCCCAACGGCCCGCGGTACGGGTCGGGTTCGGTTCTGCGCCGTCCCCAGTTGAGGTCCTTCACACCGGAACCCATCGCCCCTCCCTGATGAACCCGTGGTGCCCGCAGCTGCACAGGATCGACGGCTCCAGGTGCAGCGGATCCAGCGAGTGGACGGTCCAGCGCGGGCCCTTGGCGCGGGCCTGGGGGACGTCGAAGGTGACGCTTCCGGCGCACTCACTGCCGTCGGGTGCGCGGTGGGTCTCCAGGAGGCCTACGCGGGTGCCGTCGCCGTTCACGGTGAACTCGACCAGGACGTCATACCCAAGGTCGATCACCCCGCGCGGCGGGTGGTCGGGGTAGCGGCCACGCATGAGCCCGTACAGGTAGTTGGTGCCGTCGTCGTCCGCGGTGCTCACCGGCCGTCCAGGCTGGCGAACGGCTTGCCGGGCGAGTAGCGCAGCCACACGTGGACGGTCTCCAGGGAGCCGTCGGGGTTGCGGGACGCCTCCTCCAGCTGCCACTCCACGTCGGGGTCGGCGTCGGCGTCGCCCACCAGGTCGGGCAGCTCCTCCCGGTACCGCACATCCGGCCACGCCTTCACCCACGCGTGCGGGTCGCCCTCGAGCTGGGGGCGGTGGTCGGCGAGGGTGGGCCGTGGCTGCGGGTCGGGGGTGGCGTCGGGGAGGTCCTCCTCCCCCGGGCCGGGCGCCGGGTCCAGGGCGGGCCCGTCGGCGGAGGATCCGGCCGCGGCAGTCGGGGCGGCCAGCTCCCCGGCCGGGTCCGCCATCCCGGCCTGCTGGTAGGTGGGTGTCGGGGCGGGCTGCCCGGGCTCCGGGGTCGTCATGGTGTCTCCTCGCGGGACGGACCGGCCGTCCACGGTGATCGTCGCGCCGGGCGGCACCGCGCCGACGTGTTCCAGCAGCTCAGGCAGCCCCACCGGGTCCTCCTATGCGGGCGTGAACGGGGGGTCGGGGATGACGTCGTCGGGACCCAGGTGGGTGCCGGGCTCGCGGTAGAGCGCCCACAGGTTCACGGTGTGCAGCCCGCCGTCGGGGTTGCGCACCAGCGCCTCCGCGGAGTGGGAGAACCCGGCGTTGGCGTCCATACCCAGCTCCCCCAGGATCCGGTCGGACTCGCCGTCCCAACGCACGTCGGTGGCGATCTGGTGCCAGGTGCGGGGGTGGGCCCGCAGATAGGACTGCCACGGGGTGTCGCCGGGCTGCCCGGGGGTGTCGGTGTCCGCCATCGCCGGCTGCTCCTGTCATAACGGTGGGGTGCCCCGGGCCGTGCGGGCCGGCGACGGCCCGGGGCGGCGAGACGTGCACCCGGTGTTCGCGGGGCGTGTCTCGGTGAGGGCGCCGCCCTGGCTGCGGCCGCCCCTCGTGGCGGGTGCGGGAGTCGAACCCGCCGGCGAGCACGGGCCGACCAAGCCCCACGCGTGCGCGCTGCCTACAGCCGGACCGCGGTGCGACCCGTCCTCCGGCTATCCCGCCGTGCCGGCCACGTCGCCGGGGGCGACGTACACCGGCGCCTCCGCCTCCGGCGGGGGCGTGTCGGGCGCCGGGGTGTCCCCCAGCGCCAGCTCGAGGTTGACGGTCAGGTGCGCGGTGACGGGGCAGGGCACGTGCGGGCCGTGATCGTGGCTGCCGCCGACCGGGCGGCCCGTGTCGGGATCCCGGAACACGTGGCACCCCACCTCAGACCTGCCGGGTGTCGGCGGGCGGCCGGTCGGCCATCCTCGCGCGGATCGTCGCCCCGCACGACGGGCAGGCGAATTCCGGCAGGTCGTCCAGCCACACGACGCGGGTCGCGCCGTCGTGGCCGTGGACCGCGACCGCGTCCGCGATCGTGGCCCACACGACGGTGGAGCCGCGGCTGCCGCGCCAGCGGATCACCACCGTGTCGTCGGGGAACTCCACCCCGTCAGCCACCGCGCCGCAACCGGACACGCCGGTGACGTCGCGGTCGCGGTGCAGCTCGAACAGGCGGCCGCTCATGCGTCGGCTCGCTCGCGCGGGCCCCGGTACGGGTGCCGGGCGGTCGGCCCGGGCGCGGCCGCGTCGTGGTGGGGCGACCGCGGATACCCGCACGTCGCGCACCCGCCGCGGCGAGGGATCAGCGGCGGCACGTCCTCCGGGCCCAGCGCCTCGCCGACCGGGGCGGGCGGCGAGGACAGGCGCGGGAGCTGCTCGCCGGGACGGCAGCGGCACGACGGCCGCACATGCACGGCGACGCCGGACGCGGTGAGGTGGCAGCCGGGCTCCGCGAACCCGGGCAGCTCCCCAGCCGTCACCGGGTGCTCGCTGGCGCCCGCGAACAGGTCCGGGGTGAACTGGGTGAGGGGCCCGCGGTCGCGGTTCACGCCGAACCCCCGTCCGCGGCGGCCAGCTCCTCCAGCTCGCGGTCCCGCTGCTCCTCCAGCTCCGCCTCCAGCTTGAGGATCTCGTCCTCGATCATGTCGCGGGTGATGACCTCCACCCGCGAGCGGGCCGGGGCGAGGGTGCCCTGGATACGGGCGAGCAGCTGCATGTGTTCGTTGAAACGCAGATGCGCCCACGACTCGCGCTGCAACACGTTCGGCCAGATAGCCCGGATCGCGGCGGTGAGCCGCTGCACCGCCAACTCCTTGGCCAGCTCGGTCTCTTCAAATGTGGTGTGCCGCTTGATCGCCCGCTTGCACGCGTCGTGCGCCGCCCCGGCCGAGGCGTACAGCTTGCGGCCCGGCCGGCCGGGGTCGTCGGTGGCGGCGATCTGCGGGAACGTCGCCCCCGCCAGGAGTAGCCGATACGCCAGCTCCTGACGGCGGTGGGCGTCGATCATCTCCGGGCTGTTCGGGTCGGTCACACCGCCGCGGCGCGCCCCGGAGGGCTTCGGGGTCTCCTCAGACACGGGCTCCCCCTTTCTGGTCGGCCCGCGCGGCGGCCCGCATGATCGCGTCCGCCCGCTCCGCGGGGTCATAGCTCGCGGGCACCGTCACCAGGGATGCACCGTCGGGCAGGTCGGCGGCCAGGCGGGCCGCGCGGGTACGCGCACCGGTTACCCAGCCGGGATTCTGGTGGGAGCCGCGGGCACGGCGGCGCGCCGCGGCCTCCCGCTCTCCCGTCAGATGCCCGACCGTCACCCGCCACCCGGACGCCACCGCCGCGGTCAGGAACCGGCGGTTGCCCAGCCGGGCACCTTCGGCGAGCAGCAGCCCCCCGGATTCGGCGAGCGCCGCCCCGGATGTCACGTAGCGTTCCGCCTCCCCGATCACGTTCATCGGGAGCGCGTCGGTGCCGGAGAACCCGCCGGGACGGCGGCGGCCGAGCTCCACAGCCTGCACGGTGCCGGTGCGGCGGGTGCCGAACAGCACCCGCCCGGGGTGGTCCAGTTGAGCCAGGACGGCGAACTGGGCGGTGAGGGCCGCCATCGTCGTCGTCTTACCCACGCCGGGCTCACCGATCAGGTAGATCATCTGCGGGTGCCGGGGCACGGTCACCCCTCTCCGCGGTTGTCAGTGGCGCAGCGGGAGTCCGGCGCGGCCGCGGGCTATCTCCACGACCTCCCCGACCGTCATCGGCCGGGCGGTCACCGCCTCCGGGGGCGGCCCGTCCGGGTGGCCGTCCGCGGCCCACGGCAGTGGGGAGTCCACGATGAGCTCCCCGGTGGGGAGCTGCCCCCAGAACTGGTGTCGGGCGGCGAGGTGGAACCCGATCCCGCCGCGCGACCCGGCCCGCGCCTTCACCCGGCGACACCCGGTCCGGTGCGCCAGGTCCAGGGCGGCGTTCCACAGCAGCTTGGCGACCCCGCCCAGCCGGTAGGCGGGCAGCACGTAGGCGAGCTGACTGTTCAGGTACGGGCCCCAGTCCTTCGCCGGGCGGCGGTTCGCGCGGGCGACCCGCACGGCGACCGGGAGCCCGTCCACGCTCGCCGTCCACACGGTGGAGCCGCGGTAGGCGTGGGTGCGGGCCTGCGCGAGCAGCGGCGTGGACGGCGCCCCGGTGCGGCGGGCGAGGTCGGCGAGCCGATCCAGCGCCGCGTACGCGGCCGGGAGGTCGTTGGCGGGGATCAGGGTGACGGTGACAGGGCCGATGCGGGGGCGCGCGGGCGTGACCATGTGTCCTCCCGGAGCGCGATCTGGATGCCGGTTTCGACGGCGGTCGGGGCCCACCGCACCCCGGAGTGGCGCAGCGCCGGGTAACGCACGACCGGGACCGGGCGGGAGCGGTCCACGACCGGCACCGGGTCGGCGCCGTCGACCGGGCGGGGCCGCCAGCCCTGCCGCAGCTCGCCGACGTCGACCAGGTGGGCGGCGTCGCCGAACACGGCGGGCAGGTCGGCGATCCAGCCGGTCAGGTGCTTGGTGAGGTCCAGCCGCTTGGGGACGCGTTGCTGCACGGACGCGGACCCGATCAAGTAGCGGGTGCGGTCCCGGCCGGGCGCCGGGTAGGCGTAGCGGGACACGTGGATCCGGCGGCCGTACAGCACCGGGCGGGCCGGGAGGGCGGCGAGGTCGGGGTGTAGCCGCAGCCGGGCGACCGCGGACCAGCCCCACATGAACGCCTCCGCCCGGCTGAACCCGTGCGAGATCACCCGGCGCCGCCCGGGCGGGCAGTCGTCGCGGCGCCGCCCAGCGAACCGCTCGCGGGTGTGGAGCACCAGGGCCCGGGTGTCCAGCACGAACGCGGGCGCGTCCGCGCACGTCAGCGGCCCGACCCGGTACGTGGGGTAGCGGCCGCCGTGCGGGGCGGCGCGCTGCGGGTAGGCGAACGTGACCGACTCCAGCACCCCGTCGGGCAGCCAACCCTCATCGGCCCAGCGCCGCCACGCCGCCAGGTTGGTGAGGGAGTGGTCGTCGCCGGTCGGGTAGATCAGGCCGGTGGACGCGCGCCAGGCGGTGACCTGCGCGTCCGGGTCGTCCCAGGTGAACGGCACCCCGGCCGCCTCCAGCCGAAGCGCCGTCAGCGACCCCAGGACGCCCATGCCGGACAGGTGCAGGTCAGGAGAGCCGGTCAACGCTGCAGGATCCTTCCCGTGCGCTGGTACACCCGCTTGCGGTCCCGATCCACCGCGAGCGGCCGGCCGGTCTGTTCGGCGAGGTAGCGGGCCGGCAGGCTCGCGCCGCGGGCGTCGAACGCGACCGGGGTGAGGTCGGAGGGGACCTTGACCAGCTGTTCGGCCATAGCGTCGATGTCGTGGCCCAGGTAGTAGCCGCCGCCGACCAGGGAGTGGAAGTCGCACAGCGAGGTCTCCACCTGCCCGATGTCGTCCTCCCCCAGCCGCCGGGCGAGCTGGCGGGTCAGCGTGTCCAGCCGGGCGATGACGGCGGGGCTGTTGCCGTCGGGGATGTCGTGGAGCAGCGCGAGGCCTTGCCGCGGGCCGGTGGAGTTGGCGTGCCCGGCGTCGGCGACGGTCGTCGGGACATCCAGCACCTTCTGGGCCAGCTCCGCGGTCTTGTAGGCGGCCCACCGCCCGTTGCCGGCCACGGTGGTGATCTGGTCGTTGAGGTCGCCCCAGGCGGTGCCGCGGGCGAGCAGCCACGGGGAGATCCCGCCGGCGGCGTCGAACGCGGCGAGCAGGCTCAGCCAGTGGGTGCGCAGGTTGTCCGGCACCCGGTGCCCACGCCGTTCGGTGCCGGTCGGCAGCCGCAGCAGCCGGTCGGTGGGCGGGCCGGGCTTGGGGACGGCGGCGAACGCGGCGAGCGCGCTGCCCAGGTGGTAGTAGGCGACGTGGAGCAGCACCAGCCACGCCGCCTGCTCCCACGTCAGCTGCAACCTGCCGACCAGCCGGCGGAGGACCGGATACACGGGGTCGATGTCGCGCGTGTGGACCTGCAGGTGGTGCCAGCGGACGTAGTCGTTGAGCAGGTCCGGCCGGTTCGCGCGGAGCTGCTCGCGGCGGCGGGCCGCGGCCCGCTCGCGGGCGTTCGGGGTCCGCCGGCGCGCGCTCGAGCTCGCCGGACTCATGGCGCCCACCCGGCCAGCGACAGGCACGTCCAGCACCACCGCACCGGTCCGTCGGTAGGCGGCGGCAGCACCGGGCCGCGACCGCACAGCCCCCACGTCATGACGGCGGCGCCGGCGCTCAGGTGCGTGAGCCTCTCCGGCGGCGTCACGTCTGCACCTGATCGAAGTCGTGTTGGCCGCGGCCGCCCATGATGCGGCCGCCGCGGGTCTTGCGGGTGGAGGACGGCGGCAGGTTGTGGATCAGCCGGTCCCCGGCGGCGAGCCGCTTGGCGATCTCCTGCTCCCGTTCGGTGCGGCGCTTGCGGGCGTACCCGGCCTCCACGGCGGCGGTGAAACAGTCCTTCATGCCCTTGAGCGCGTAGTACACGACGGAGTAGCGGTAGCCGTCCGGGCGGCGCAGCCGCATCGGCGTCACCCCGTGGAGCAGGTCGTACCCGGCGAAGAACACGCCCCACCCGTCGCGGCAGGCGATCGTGGCGCCGTACTCCGGGATGCGGAGGAACCCGCCGTCCACGCCCCGCCGCAGGACCGGCATCGCCGACCAGGCGGGGAAGTTGTAGGCGTCGCGGTGAAACGGCAGCACCGACGTCTGGTTGATGACCCCGGAGGTCCACAGCTTGGACTCCCCCAGCCGCCACTCCGGCTCCACCGCCGACACCGCCCGCTCCGACTGCTCCCGCAGGCGCGGGTCGATCCGCTCGAGCAGGGCGGCGAGCGTGTCGGAGTAGTCGCAGATCAGCTGATGCTGCACCGGCTGCTCCCCGGCGATCCCCGACGGGCCGCAGCCCTCCCGGCGGTACACCGGCCGCCGCGGCGCCCACCCGAACACGCGCGAGGCGTTCCGGGTGCCGTTCGCCCGCACCGTCGACCGGCCGGAGTAGTTCAGGGCGAGCACCGCGCGGCGCAGCGGCGCGACATCCCCCAGCGGCAGATACGCGAACACCGGGCTCCCCGTGTCGGCGTCCGCCGCCACCATCGCCCGCGTCACGTTCGGCTCGCTCGCGGGGACCGACTCCCCCGTCATCGCCGTCGCCTGCTCCGGGCTCAGGACCCGCTTCACCGGGACGACGTCGAACGCGGGGGTGATGCTCATCGGTCGCTACTCCTCCCGCCGCCGGGCGATCAGCTGCATCGGGGACGCGGAGCTCACCGGCGCACCCGCCTGCCGCTGCCCGCCGCCAACAGCCCCGCGAGCCCGACGATCACGACGCACACGACGAACAGCCCGAACGGGCCCCAGAGCGGCGCCGTGATCCACCACCACGACCAGTCGATGTAGTGCGTCAACTTGAGCACCAGGAACACGATGAACAGCACCGTGGCGATGCCTATGCCGTTGTTCCTGCCGGTCTGCCTGCTCGCGCCACCGCTCACGGCTGGTCGACCTCCACGCCCGCGTACTCCGGATCGGAGGCGAACCGGTCGAACGGATCCAGCTCGCCGTCGTCGGGGTCCTCCGCGTCCGCGTCCGGGGCGGTGTCGCCGGTGTGCGACTCGATCAGCTTGAGGACGGCTTCGGCGTTGGACTCCACCCCGAACTCCTTGATGAGGGCGGCGAGCTTCCCGATCACCCACACGTACTGCGCTCCCGGGTACGCGATCACCAACACCCGCCCGGCGGCGTTCTCGTAGTTGTCTTTGAGGTCGTTGAGCCCGTTGGCCTGGTAGGACTGCTTGGCCAGCGGATCCTTCCCGCCGGCGGGGTCGGTCTCCTGGATCGACGCGATCAGGTCATCCAGGTCGTCCCCGGTGAACCCGGTCAGCTCCAGCAGCTGAGAGTCCGCGAGGTCGGTCAGCATCTCCGCGAGCCCGTGGTCATCCCAGCCGCCCAGCTCCGTGAGCTTGTTCGACGCGATGAGGTAGGCCTCCGCCTCCTCATCCGACCGGGACGACCAGCCGCGCAGGATCGGCGCGAGCCACGCCCCGTCGTCCCCGACCCGCACCCCGGCCGGGGGTTCCTGCCCGGCCTCGCGCATCGCGCGGAGCTGGTCTAGGCGGCCGTGCCCGGCGATCAACCGGCCCGTGCGCTCATCCAGCAGCGGCAGCTCCGCCATTCCGTGCCGGTTGATCGACCGCTTGATGTCGGCGTCGGCGTGACCCTTGGGGTTGCGCTCTGCCCCGCGGATGTCGTCCAGCGGCAGGTAATCCACGTAGTGGCCCTGCTGGGGCTCCGGGGGCTTGCTCGCCGGTCGGCTCTTGGGGGGCATCGGGTCTCCTGCCAGGAAGGTCCCGGACATGCGACAACCCCCGGTAGGCGGGGGTGAGGGGGGTGGCCCGCCGGCCGGGGGTTGTCGGTATTCCGATCTTGGATTGTGGGGGCCCGCCTTGATATCGGCGGCTGCGGACCATAGAAACAACCGCCCGGAGACGTGTCAACCCCGTCGGACAGATTTCCAACAGGATCGGACGCTACGGGCTGCACGGTAGCCGCTACTGGTCTCCCGCGTCGCGGCGGCGCGCCGCCTGCTCCCGCACCGCGGAGAACAGGGCCGACAACTCCGGGGGCAGGTCGTCGGAGGGGAGCGCGTCGCGGCGCCGCGCCA